TTTCAGATTCTTTGGGATATGTACCTCTTCCAGAGTCTCTTCGACAGAAATCTCTGAGTGCCGTTGATCAAATTGACTGATTTGTAATCAAAATTACAAAAACTACGAAAGAAGGGCCTTGACGCCCTTCTTTTTTTGCTATATAATATGTAAAGATTTACAACATTAAGTAAATGACTGTAACGACTAATGAGCACGGACAGCAAAATCTGTTCGCTAAAGAGCCACAAATGTACATCTCTAAGAGTGACGCTGAGCGTTATGGATATGAGACCTATGCTGAGAAAGCAGAGAAGTTAAATGGACGCACTGCTATGCTTGGATTTATTGCTGCTCTTATTTCTTATGCTACTAGCGGTAGTGTATTTTTCTTTGGAGTTTTCGGATTCTAATGACTGAAATTATTTTTACCGCGACAACAGTTGCTTTCTTCTGTCTTCTCGGTTATAGTGTTGAACAACTATCTGAAACTTACTGATGGAAAACTCCCTTCTTGAAATTCTCACTTATTATGTTATTGGGGGAGCCTTGCTCATCGGTGCCCCAGGAATCTTCTTTCTGATTGTATTCATGCCAGCCCTTCAAAATACCAAGGGTCGTATGGTAGGATATAAGGATCATAAACAATATGGAGATTCTTCCATTTATGAGAACACCCCTGGAGATCAAACTAAATTTTACCTTGAACTTCCGGGGTAATATATACGTTAGTTACTAGATCATCTTATATGTCAAATCCAAAAGCACTCTATGAAGACATGGAGAAACTAAATGCCCTATACGAAGAACTTTGTTGGGGTCATGATGACGAACTAGTATTTACCCATGATGGTAAAGAAGTAATTATTTACAACAAAACTTTGGAGAAAAAACAATGAACGAAAAAGCAGAACGCATCAATGGTTGGGCCGCTATGGTTGGCATCATCGCAGCAATGGGCTCATACGCAGCAACAGGACAACTGATTCCAGGTATCTGGTGATGTTAGTCCTCGCACTCTCATTACTAGGTGGATTTATTCTGATGTCCGTATTGAGTGATGTAGATGTTGATGATGATGACGATTTTGGGGGTGGTATGATGATTCCTGCAACTGTTCCCAATCCTTGACAGACAAAACTGAATAGTTTATAATTGGGGCCGTTCAGTGCTCCTTTTTAATGACTAGGTTACTTGGTGGAATTGTATTACTCTTCTTAGGCCGCCTTTCTTATCCTTTAATTAGTGACGCTGCCCTCATTGAATTTGGTAAATCTCTTTATGAGGGTGGCAAAAACTTTGTAGAAGAAGTGAAGGACAGTAATGACTCTGCATCTACACCTACAACTCTAAGTGAGAAAGTATCGATAACTCCAGTTAAATCAATCTGGAAATGTCCTGAGTGTACCTCAGAAGAAAAGTATGTACTCGAACAACTCCAAGAAAAAACAAATATCAAAGACCGCAATTCTCTTGCAACGATTATGGGTAACATCCAACAAGAGAGTAAGTTCATTCCCAACATATGCGAGGGAGGTGCTAGAGTTCCTTACGATCGTTGCCATCGCGGTGGCTATGGAATCATCCAGTGGACTACTGAGAACCGTTATCGTGGGTTAGGAACCTTTGCTAATAGATATAATTGTGACCCCAGTTCTCTTGACTGTCAGACTAGATATATGATTAGTGAGCATGGATTTGTTAAAACACTTCCTTCTTTTGAGAAGAGTGGTTACTCAGTGTCTCACTATATGAAACCAGCATATCAATGGCTAGGTTGGGGTATTAAGGGAAAGAGGGAAATATACGCATATCAATACACAAATAAACTCGTTCTCTCATGAAAATATTAAATAAACTAAAAGATAAAGTAAAATCTATGCTTCCTAAAAAAGATTCCCTATCAGTTGCTGGTATTAATATTCCAATCATTCCCTTCAATTTAAACAGGCCAAAACATAAAACCGTACCAGCTCCACGAGTATTGAAAGATGATGAATGGTTTGGTCCAGCAGTCATCTCTGATTCTAATAAAGATTATATGGAGAGAGAAACAGAAGTATTCAAAGCAGATGCACTTAACTGCTATAATTCAAGTAAAGAATCAGAAGACATTCATCAAAAGATGTATGAAATAGCGACTAAGAGTGCAACTACAATCAAACTTAATCCTCCTGGCGGATCTGAAAACTATCATGAAGGACCTGGAGGATGGAACTCTGGTCAAGGTATGCTAAATAGAGACTGATTAGTTGGTATTATCATGCAAAAAGTTATTAATGTTTTGGCAATAATCTCATTCGTAGGCACTGGTTCCATTGTTGGAGCTAGTGCCTTTGTTTATTTTAATAGAGATTCAATTATTGAGAACGTAAAGGAAAGGGTTACAGAGGCAGCAACAGCAGCAATTACTGATGCTCTTCCAGACCTTCTGGATGGAGCGATGCCAGAGATTCCAGATGCTACTGGTAATGTCATTCCTCCTACGACTGGTGGAGTTGTCTTTCCATGATTAGACATATTATTGCTGGTTTACTTTTTGGAATGGCTCATGGTATGACTGTTCCTGCCTTTGCTGATCCAATCAAAGATGATGAGTTCTTCACCCCTCATGCTCAAGGGTGTATGTTGCTCCGAGAATGCACCGATCATGTTCAAGAACTTAAAACAGTTTCTGACCTCAACAAACATGAGGAACTGGCTGATATTGATTATAGTATTGTTGCTGATGAGTTTGACTCTCTCGTCCGATCACTTAATAAGGTCGGAGCTAAGGTTTTTCTAGCAGATATGCGATACTTCCCAATTGGTCATCGTGGTGTCTATCATACTGTAAGTAATAACTTCTTTCTGAATGTTGCTCATATGCGTCGTCCTGGCACTATGATGTCAGTGATGCGTCATGAAGGATGGCACGCTGCACAAGACTGCATGGCAGGAACAATCGAGAACAACTTCATTGCTATCATTAAGAACGAAGAAGATGTTCCCGGCATGTATCAAGCAATCGCAAAGAGTGCTTACAAATTTCAACCAGAGGCAATCCCCTGGGAGAAAGAAGCATACTGGGCAGGTCACACTGAAGGTATGACCGCAGCAGCACTTGAGTCCTGTGCTGCTGGGACTATGTGGACTGATTATGAACCTACACCAATGACCCGTGAATGGTTAGTTGAAGAAGGATTTATTTCTAAATAGGATTTAGATGCTTGTAGCCAATGTCAGAAGAACTGAAAAAAGATGAAGAAAAGAAAGGACTTCTGAGTAGACTAAAAGAAGGAATGGATGACAAGGAAGAACAACTTGCTGTTCTTAGTACTTTTGTTCGCCTTGGCATTCTTGTTTGGAGTGGCGGAATACTTACATTGGCGTACATTAAACTACCCCCTGCTCTTGGAATCCCAGAGCAAAAACTGGACCCGACCTTCATAGCCAGTGTCTTCACTGGGGTTTTGGCTACTTTCGGCGTTCAAACAACTAAAAAGAATGGTGGTGGCGCAAATGGTGGAATAAGTAAAGCAGATCTTCAAAAACTTATTGATGCTGCTTCTCAGACTGCTCCATCACAAACAATTCGCATAGAACAAGCACCACTTGTATTCCAGACAAAGGATGGTGAACCTCCTGTAAAACCAACGATATAGTGCTATGTTTAAGTGGACTGCTCTTACACTAGGAACATTATTTGGTGTTGCTCATATTGGTATCTTAGGGCATCTAATGAATCGTCCTGGGATACCAGTAATCAATCCTCCAGTAGGAGACTATACATCATATTCTGTTGAGGCTGGTAGAGATGGGTATAAAATAGATTACAGTTCTAATGATCCAAAAGTGATTGAGAAGAAAAGAACAGTTGATAAAGAAAATGGATTCCTTGGTATAGGTGGAAGAACTACCGTAATTACCGATGAAGAATATACAATGGAGGGTCAGGGAGATAACTTGGGAAAGTTGAATGTGAAAAAAGAAGAGTGCATCAGGGCGGCCGGTGGAGGACAATCAACAGGAGGGATTGTCGGAGCTAGCATGGGCGCTGCTGCAGCTCCACTTCTCACTAATATACCTTACATTGGTTGGGTTGCTGCTGGGTGGATAGCAATGTTTGG